TGCATACTGATATTCTCAGCAAATTTGATGATAAGATGCACTCAAAATTTGATGTCTTTTATGAGTTATCAAATCATCTAAAAGATAACTTTTTAATTAAGGTTGAAGCCTTTTAGATTATCACTTGTTTGCATAATAACTTGAATTATCATCTATTTGTATGATAATTCAAGTTATTGCTTATTTATGTGATATTTATCCTTAATCTAAAATTTCACTAATAATTCTTAATATACTTTCTTTTGTGACCATAGTTGGTTTATTGCCTGTTCCAGATTTTGGATTCTTTTTTTCAGCCGCTCTTTTCTTTGCGCAGGCTGACTTCTTTTCAGCATCACTCATCTTACCAGCAACACCTGCTGCTCTACATTTAGGATAAGCACCCTTATCATCAGATTCTCTACCACAAGGCGGATGCTTGCCATTTGAATCTTTTCTGCATATATTAACCCAGGGGCCTTTTGGCTGGTTGCTACCTTTTGGTTTTTTCTTATCCCCAAACCAAACTCTTAAATCTTCATTTATCATGTTTTTTTTAAAATAAATATTTAATAATTTGTAATAACCAAATGCTTGACATTATTATCATATCTATTTTTAATATTTGTTGAATATTTTAAATCATATTCTGAAACAATATAATCCTTATACAAATCATAGGTGAAATCATCTTTATTTATTATAATCATAACTTTTGCAAATTTTATATTTTTAAATATATCAAAAAGTTTGAACTGGCTATCTTTGTCAAAACTATTATTATGTGAATATTCCTTAAACTCTCTGGTATATGGTGGATCAATAAAAATGAATGTATTTTCTGTATCATTATTCATCATAATATTTTCATATGAATCACAAAAAATTTGTGTTTTAGCCAATTTTTCAATATGTTCATCCTGCAAATTTATATTAAATGCTTTGTAATTTCCATATGGGATATTAAATTCGCCACGACTATTAAATCTACGCATACCATTAAAAGATAGTTGATTGACTAAATAAAACCTAAATGCCCTATCAATACTGCTCAAACTTGTCAATCCATTTTTTCTATCTTTGTTTCTCCATTCATAGTATATTAACCCCCTTAACTTCTTTGCTTCAGAAATACTTATTGTTTTATTTTTCTCCTCATTTGAAATAACACTAATTTCATTTGAAATTGTTTTAACCATAGAGATTATCTCATTAGAATTACTTTTCAATACATTCAAAAAATTAATAAGATCATAATCAATATCATTTATGATATTGTCATTAGAATTTAAACTCCAATATACGGCACCACCACCAAAGAAGGGCTCAACAAACTTATAATCTTTTTTTTCTTTCACAAAATCTGGATAAAACTCTTCAAAAAGTTTAATCTCCTTTCTCTTTCCCCCAGTCCATTTGTACATAGGAATTAATGACATATTTGCGTATTTTTATAAATATAAGCATTTTATATTAAAAAAACAACCAAACATATTTAAAATATAAAAATAGATACGCTTATTTTTTATACTTTTTTTTTAAAAAATACTTTGGAATTAAAAATAATTTTGTATCTTTGTGGTGTTATCAAAGGAAAACAATTTATGTGCAAGTAATCATAATTCCTTAGATGTGGGAGAGATACGATTTAGATACAACCCCTCTATATTTTGCAATTATAATTTATTTTGTGCATATAAGCATTAATGAAGGGATACGATTTAGATACAATCATTAATGATTCCTTTGGATAGAGAGGGGGAGAGAACGATTTAGATACAACCCCCTCTTTTATTTTTCTAAAACTAATTGGTCAGGACCAACCCTTAATCTATTTTTTGAACTTTCTCTAAAAACAGTAACTACAACTAATTTCCAATATGATTCATACCCATATTCAGACTTAGGACTAATCACACAAGCAAGTTCTTTTTCAATAGATTTTATAATAAATGGCACATTATGTTCAATTTTATTATATGCTATATTCTCTGCAATATCTCTTTTAAACAAATTAATAAAATAAAGTAATTCAGCATTACTAATTATTTTTTCATTATAATCTTCAATGTTATCTCTTGTTTTTTGATCATATGAATGGGTTGTAGTAATAACATCAAAATTAAATATAACCTCAATTTTTGATAAAATCTGGCCAATTTTTTTTTCTAAAAGTAAAGTTTCACTTAATAGATTTATTAAATTTTTCATAAATGTTTTATTATAAATATCTTATTATATGAATTTTTATTCACCAACAATTTTAATAAAAAAACAACCCAGCATATTTGACTTTATTCTAATTTTTAATCATATTTAATGAATACACAAAAGTTAAATATGATTTTCAAAAATAGTTATAGTGATCAAGAGAAGAAAAAGAATGGTGTTTTTTATACCCCCCAAGATGTGGCAGAAGTAATGGTATATAAAACACAAACATTTGATGATGGTAAAGGAATTTGGTTGGATCCTTGCTGTGGATTAGGTATTTTGGCAATTAATCTGGCATCAATACAAAAAAATCCAATAGACTTCATCTTGAATAGATTAATTATTAATGATATTGATAATGACCAATTAGAAATAGCTTTAAATAATTTTAGAGAAAAATTTGGTGTAATACCAAAAAATTTTAGCAAAGATTTTTTAGAATTTGATTTTCATTATGATTATATTATAATGAACCCCCCTTATTTTAAATATAAAGATAATGACATATATGCCTATTTTTTAAACAAAACATCTACAACAACAAAGGGGTTTATTAGCATAAACCCAATTTCATATACAAATGGTTCTAAATTCAAAAAAATAAGAGAATTAATTTTAAATAATTTTAGTTCTATTACTTTATATCATTTTGACAATATTCCCGGTCATATCTTTGAGGATGCTGATGTTAGAGTTTCTATAATAATGTGTCATAATATATCCACAAATAAACAAACAACTGGGCAAATTAGATGGCAAAGTAAAAAAAGAAAAGAAATGTTAGAAGTATTGGATAGTAATCTGGGGGATGGCGTTTTTACAAATGATATTTTTTACAAAACAATTCCAAATACATCATATTTGATTCATTCAAATGTTTTATCAAATTACACCACTAAAAATTCCAAATTCCCTATCTATGTTACAAACACTCCAAGATACTTTATTACTGCATCATCAAAAAAACTAGATAGGACAGGTCAGATAGAAATTTTTATGAAAGATGAAGATAGCTATAATAAAGCCCTTGTTTTACTAAATAGTTCTTACTTATACTGGTGGTGGAGAACATCTGATAGTTCTATGTCCTTAACAAAAAGAACATTAACATCATTACCTTGGATTGAATTTGAATATTCTAATGAAATTATTAATGAGATTAAATTAAGTGAAGAAACAAATAAAGTTTATAAAAAAAATGCAGGAAAATTGCAAGAAAATATAAAACACACAAAAGAATTAGTTATGAAATTAAATTCATTAATTATTCACAAGGATATGATTAAATTACATAATTAATATGCTTACTTTTTTATAAAATGCTGAATTGATACCTCTCCAACATGTTGCTGAACATTTGCAATATTTATATATAAACTACCATCTATTTCAAATATATGCTTCTTCTTAAATGAAAAAGTTGCATTTTTACTTATATATTTAAGCCTACTAGATGTTTTACCCCCTCTTTGTATTATTTCAGATAAGTTATTTGTATCTATAATAACAAAATCCCCTTGAAAATTTAATTTGTTTTTTGTAAAAACTTTTCTTGTATTTCTGCCACAACTTCTAATTTCAATTTTAAAATTAAAATTATCTGGGTATTCTTCATTTGTCATTATTATTAAATTACCATTATCATCATAACTAACTATGAAATCATATTTGTTTGTTATAACATCCTTTGTTTCAACTATTTTATTATGCCCAATGAAATTTAATATGTTGTAATTTTCTAAAATTGAACCTGATTGAAATAATGATTTAACATACTCTTTATATTTATCATTTTTAGAAGTAAACTCAATTGGATTACCATTATCATCATATGTAAAACCACATGATTTACCATAGGCAATTGGTTCTTTAATTTCAAATATGTATTCTTTTTTTTCTGATTTGTCAAATATTACCATATCTACTTTACTTGATCCCCCATCTTGGTAAATAATAAACTTTTCATTTTCATACAAACCACCTCCCTTATATTTGCAATTTAAAAAATTAGAAATGCTTTGTATTATAATTGTTTCAACAATTCTTCCTGGCTGGAATAACTTATTATTCTCAACCCTTTTATTTATGTCATCTTTTAAAAATGGAAAACGTTCTATGATTGGTAGAATTTTTGATATTCCCTCAAAATCACCTTTAACTGCATTTTTTAAAATGCTAATATCAGTTAAAGATATCTTTAAATTATTTATTTTGATGAAATCAACTACATTCATTATTAAAAAGTTTTAGTATTTTAAATAATTTCAAAATTACAAAAAAAAACAAACAAACCAAAAATATTTTCAATAATTTTTACTATTTCTGATTTACCAATACTTCTTGGACCTGTGGTGTTATTGTGATCCCATTTATAATTCTTTAAAAATTCTTTAACTTCTAAACTTGACTTTATGAAATAATGAGATTGAGGGGATTTTTCATTTATTTCATCATACACTGTGCCTGAATAAAAACCAACTCTTCTAAATGAATAATCTGGATTATTAGATTGCTTAACAAAACTTATTAAATCTGATTTTATTTTTAACTTATTCTTTTCTCTAACTACATCTTTTCTTTCCCATATTTGGAATATAGAAGGAACTAAATAATCTTCATTAAGTAGCATATATGAATTATCATCCAAATCAATCTCTTTGATTAAATGATAAAAATCTGGTATTCTATTTTTTAATGTTTCTTTTTTGAAAGATTTAGGTAAAATAAATGCAATTGTATCCACTTTTAATTCATCACATTTCTTAAAAAATTTAACCGCCAACGATCCTTGATTGCCAAAGGGGGGATTACCAATTACTAAAACTTTGCCTTTTTTATCATATTCAAAATCAAACCAATCCATTTTAATAACCATATCATCCTCTGGGTCAATATCCAAGGCAATTAGATTTTTATGGTTTATATTTTTAGAAAATGAACCATTACCTGCACTTGGTTCAATAACATAATCATAATTTGATAAATCTATTAAATTTATAAGTTCAATAGCAATATTATTTTTTGTATAAAATTTATCATTTTTGTGCTTTTTATTTTTTGCCATATATTATTATTTAAAATAATCCTCCACAAATATAATCATTTTATATTAAAAAACAACACAGCATATTTAAAACAAAAAAGGGTTGCAAAAACTTGCAACCCTTCCTATTATATCAATATAAAATTGATTATCTCAACTCTTGTAAGTCAAATGTTCTAACACCATCAACTGTAATTCTACCGTAGAAACGGTTGTTTACTAATTTTTTAGCGTATCTTGTCATTATACCTTTAATTGGTGTAAAGTTGAATGGATTATACATTGTTGGTGTTAATTGTAATGGTACATATGGTGCATAGATATAACCAGTATCTAATAATGATGTTCCTTTGTGCCCCATTAACACTTGGTTTGCTGGGAAGTAAGGATCACGATATACTTGGTAACGACCAGCTAATGTTCCTACTCTTTCAATACCCATATTGTATTGGTCTTGCTCTGGTGAAGCATTTGATACGTGGAAGTATTCCAAATCATCAAAAATTGCACTAACCTCAGAAGAAACAACAATCCAGTTTGCACCACCTCTCAAAGTTGCTTTGTGAATTTGTGCAGATACTTGATTGATTGATGTGATTAATGTTTGATTCCAGTCTTTTTGAGTGTAAGGGATAGCTTGTGAGCCCAATCTCTTCCAACCATTATAATCCCAACGTAAATTCCAAGCAGCACCTTTTCTAAGGTCTCTTAAAATTTCTCTATCAATCTCAGCTGCAATTTGCTCTGATAATAAAGCAGTTAATTCTGCTTCAGCATCAATGTTATGGAATGCAGCAACGTCTTGTGCCATTTCTGGTGACCATTGCGCTCTTAACTTTCTTTCTGTAACAGAAACTGTAACTGATTGTAAATCAAAAGAAACCTCACCAATTTTATCTTCAAATTCTAAATTTTTGTAAATTCTATAAGTTGCAGTAAATGCAGCAGTAGTTGACCCAGTACTTGTTGTTGTATATCCTGTATAACCATCTAGCGAATCAGCACCAACTGTTGCTGGCTTTTGTAAATCAACTTCAAGATATATTACACCTTCTGGTGTTGATAAATCATTGTAGGTTCCACCACCAGTTCTATCATTAGGGAATGTTGATGTTCTATCACTACCATATTCAACAATACCTTTTCCATATTTCTGTGTAACAACTCTAAATAATAATGGATTGGTAAGTCCATAAGCTGCTGCTGTTATACCAGAGAATATACCAGTTGATGTTGTATTTGCGTTAATTTGTAATCCAGCTAAGAAACTTTCATTATCCATTGGATGTCCATCAGGTCCAATAAGTTTACCCTCACCATCACTTAAAAATCCTGTTAATGCTACTATTACTTTTCTATAGTTACCTATAGGTAAAATTGTACTAACTAAACTATTACCACTCCAAGTAACAGTAGTTGCAGTTGTAGTAACAGCACTAAATTGACCTTTTGAATAATCATAAAGACCTTCTGGGTTCAAACCTGGCTCATTACCTTCATAAAATCTATCATATAGATTTTTACTACCATCATGATATCCATCAAGAGGGTTTGTAGATGCATTACCTGGTGCACCATATGGCTGATAATGATTATTATTAGCAGCATATGATTGAATTTGTGGTACAAAGAAGAACAATTTACCAATTGGTAAGTTCATTGCTTGTACAGAAACAATATCATTTGCCAATAATTTAGAGAATACTCTCCTTACAATTGGGAAAACAACTGTTTCAAATGCACCAGTATCAGCCGTATTAGATGCTTCATTTATAAGATATGATGCTTGGTTTTCATATAACTGCGCAACATTCTCTTTTAGGTGGCCTTTAAGACCTTCAAGGAATCCTAATTTATTCCATTTGTTAATAGTATCTTCTTTGATAACTTTTAGGTGTTTCAACCCAATATTACCAACAAGACCTGATTCTAATAATGCTCCCATTTTTTTTATTTGTTTTTTTTATTTATTAACTTAATTTGCCCATTAAATCTTTCATCCTTAAAAACTGTGGATTTTCATAAGTTTTGGATTCAATTAAGTTAGCAGATGAACCTGTTGATGCAACATTTGAAATCTTACGATTAACAGATTCATTTAAAGACGTATTTGAGTCTTTTGACAATTCATTATTGATAATACTATATAAGTTTTTTGATTCTTGTAATGATTGAATGTTGTCAAAACGTCTTAAAATGTTTATTTTTTCTTTTTTTGTTGTTGAGTGTTCAGTGAACAATCTTGTTGCATATGCCAAATTGGCATTGAAAACTGCAACATCATTTAGTTTCTCTCTAAAGATATTTAGTGATTTTTTATAATCACTATTTCTTTGTTTTAACTCTAAAACTTGGTCTTCTAAAGACTCTAAATTCAAATTTCTATTTGGTGTAATGCCTTTTCTAAGACCCCTACCAGCTTTGCTTCCCATACCATAAGTTCTTGATGCTTCTTTGGTTTCTTGTTTTTTACCAGGAGTTACTTTTTTCATCTTGCCATCAATATTTGCAGCAGACTTATCATAATCAAACTTGGCTTTTCCTGTCCCTATTTTTTTAGGACCCTCTTTCATTTTTTCATTAAAACCATTTTTAGCCATCTTATACTTAAATTTGGAAGCCTTTTTAGCTTCACCTAAATAGTCATATTTTTCAGATGTTTCACTTTTACTTGCTAAACATCCATTAGCTTCTAAAACTTGCATTATTTTTCCAGCCTCTGTAATTCCATGTTCTTCTATGAAATCACTAACTGAAAAATTATCACAATCAACTTCAATGTTGTTTAAATCACTTTCCATACCCATATCATCTTCCATACCCATATCATCTTCCATATCAAGTTCATCTTCCATATCAAATTCATCTTCATCTTCCATTTGTTCATCTATTTCAATTTCATAAATAATGTCAGAATTTTTAGTTTTAGTTTTTTCAAAAATCTTATCAATGGTTGATTGAGTGTCATCTTCATACATTTCACCCATTTCATCATCATCTTCCATTCCTATTTCATCCTCATCTTCCATATCCACTTCATCATCATATTCATAATCCATTTCCATTTCATCATCATATTCATAATCCATTTCCATTTCATCCTCATCTTCCATATCCTCATCACCAAATTCACTTATTTGCTCACCTAGTCTTATTAAATATTCATCGCCATCATCAGTTAATGAAATATCACTACCATCTTTTGATATAATTATACCATCTTCATCATCCATTGCTTTAAATACTTTTAAAAGTTCACTTTGTGAAGCCCCCCTCATGTCAATGACATCATCTTCCATATCCATATCATCCTCCATATCCATATCATCCTCCATATCCATATCATCCTCCATATCCATTTCATCCTCCATATCCATTTCATCCTCCATATCAGATTCACTATCATCCATATCTAAATCAGTTTCATCATCTTCAATATCTGCTTGCTCATTTAAAGATTCTTTAACTAATTCTTCGATTTCTTCCTTCATTGTTGAAGCAAGTATTCCTTTTGCGTTTTCTGCAAGCACATCTTCAATTTGTTTCATTTGAATTAGTGCTTCTTCTACTAAGTTTTTTTCAGATTGCATAATTTTTTATTTATTTTTATTATAAATATACAGAAAAGCAAAAAAGTTACTGATTATCACTATTTTTTTATAAAATAAAAAACCCCTAACATTTTTTATGCTAGGGGTTTAAGAGAAAAACAATTAGTTTTTATTGGAAAACTTCATCAATTTTTGATTCTGACACAGCAGTTATTCTCCATTCTTGTGTGAAATTTTTATACTTTTCAGTAACTTTTGCCTCCACATCTGTAACAGAATAACCCTTCACTAGTTTTTCTTCTCTTACTTTTTTCATTTTACCAGTATTCTCATCAGGTAGAGAAAAAGTTAATCTGGCAACAAAGAATTTTTCATCCATAGGTATTGTTTTTTATTTGTTTGTGTAAATATAGTTATTTTTTTTGTAAAAATAATGAAAAATAATTAAATTTTTTTATCCTCTAAATATTTCACCTTTTATAAATCCAGGCTTAACCATTTCTCTTAATTCTTCATCAGTATATTTTTTTAAATTTGTGTTCATTATAAGTAAATTTTCTCCAACTTTTAGTCCTTTTGGTAATGAGGTTATTTGTGTACCACTTATATTCAATCTACTACCAACTTTTAGCCCATTAGGTAGTGAAGTTATTTTTGTATTACCCAAATCCAAATATTTGCCAACTTGTAAATTATCTGGTAATGAGGTTATTTTTGCAAAGGTTGATATTAAATCACCATCAACTTTTAATCCAGTTGGTAATGAAGTTAAATTTTCACAAAAAGCCAAATCTAACCTACCCCTAACATGCAAATTATCTGGTAATGACATTATTTTAGAACCTGATAAACCCAAATTAGGAACAAATTTCAAATCTTTTGGGAGAGTAGTTATATTTGTATCATTCAATTCCAAACCCTCCCCAATTTTCAATCCTGTTGGTAATGATTTTAATTTGGAACAATTCTTTAAATATAATGTACCCCCAACTTCTAATCCTTCTGGTAGTGATGTTAAACTTGTGCAATTGTTTAAATTTAAAAAACCACCAACTTTCAATACTTTTGGTAGGTATTTTAAACTTTTGCAATTATATAAATTCAAATCACCACCAACTTTTAAGCCTTCTGGTAAGGTTGTTATTGTTGAGTATTGTAAATTTATATCACCAACAACTATCAATCCTATTGGTAAGTATTTTAAGTTTTTACAACCATATAAATCTAAATCCCCCTTAACTTTCAATCCTTGTGGTAATGATGTTAAACTTGTGCAATTTTGTAAATATAAAGAATTCCCAATTTTCAATCCTTGTGGTAATGATGTTAAACTTGTGCAATTTCTTAAATCCAAAGAACCCTTAATTTCCAATCCTTCTGGCAAAGATGTTATTTTTGAATTTGCCAAATTTAAATCCCCATTAACAATCAAATCATCTTTTGTTAATGGTTCATTAAAAAACAACTTCCACTTTAAAGTTGCTTTGGCTTTATGTTTTTTGGTTTCTTTATTTTCAATAAAATCAAATATTCTTTTTAATGTTTCTATTTTCATTTCTAATCTCTAATTATTGGACCTTTTATAACTCCAGGCTTAACCATATCTCTTAATTCTTTATTTGAATAGTTTTCTAATGGTGTTCCAGCAATTTCCAAACCACCTTTAACTATCAAACCTTTTGGTAATGTTTCTATTTTTGTAAAGGTTAAACCTAACTCTCCACCAATTTTAACTCCTTTTGGTAATGATTTTATTTGACTATTAAATAAATTTAAATCCCCATCAACAACCAATCCTTCACCAATAGAAGCTATTCGTTTTGCAAATAATTGTATGCTTTTTCCAACATATAATCCTTTTGGTAATGAGTTTATGTCATTACAACCAATTATGTTTAAATCACCCCCAACTTGTAAATTATCTGGCAATGAGGTTATTTTTGAAAAGGTTAACATCAAATCACCCTCAACTTTTAAACCATTTGGTAAGGAGGTTATTGGTGAATTTTCTAAATGTAAATCACCTTTAAAAGTCAAATCTTCTTCTGTTAATGGTATATCATTTTTCAATTTCCAAAATAATGGTAAATTTTGTTTGCCCTTTTCTTTGATAAATTCAAATATCTTTCCTAATGTTTCTTCTTTCATTTTAATATATTTTGCCTATATATCCATCTGGTTTTACCATGTTTAATATTTTCTCATCTGACATTCTTCCTAATGGTGTACCAGCAAGCCATATACCCCCACGAACGTTTAAATCTTTTGGTAGGGATTTTAAATTTTCACAATCTTGTAATTCCAAATTACCACCAACTCTTAAACCTTTTGGCAATTTTTTTATTGGTGTGGCATTTAACAATAAATTACGTTTAACATATAACCCTGCTGGCAATTGTTCTATGTCTTCCCCTTGTAAATCCAAATCACCTTTGACATATAATTGTTCTTTAGTAAAGGGGATTTTATTCATCATTTTCCATTTTATGGATAATTTTTTTTCATTTACTTCAAGGAAATTAAATATGTTTTTTAATGTTGCTATTTCCATTATTATCTATTTATTGAACCTTTTATATAGCCATCATCCCCAATCATTTCTAATAAACCATTGTCTGAATGTACTGCCAATCTTGATTTCTTAATATTTAAATTACCATTAACTTTCAATCCTTTTGGTAATGAATTTATTGTTGACTTAGATAAATCTAAGTCATTATTTATTGGTAAATTTGGATTAATTATTAATTTGTTGTTAGTTAAAATTCCACTAGTTATTACATCTTTTGGTATTTCATCTATATTAGATAGATAAGTTTTATCTGCATAGATAATACCCCCAACTTTTAATCCTTTTGGTAGTTTTCCTATACTTGTATAAGATATAACCAGAGAACCACCAACTTTTAATCCTTTTGGTAATGTTCTTATCATAGTATCAGAAATATTTAGCCAACCACCAACTTCTAACCCTTCTGGTAATGTTTTTATTTTACTATGCCCTAAACTCATATTCCCATAAACTTTCAAGCCTTTTGGTAATGAGGTTATTTTTGAACCTGCTAAATACAAGTTATTTTTTATTGTTAAACTTGAAAGTAGTACATTGGTGTTAGTTATAATTCCTATAGTTTCTATATTTTTTGGTATTTCTACTAAATTAAACATATTTGCATAAATCATACCTCCAACTTTCAATCCTTCTGGTAATGAGGTTATTTTTGAACTATTTAAGTCCAAATCACCTCCAACTTCCAAACCTTTTGGTAATTCTGTTATTTTTGAAATACTCAATATCAAATTACCATTAACTTTTAATCCTTTTGGTAAGGATGTTATTTTTGAATTTGATAAATTCAAACCCCTATTTATTTTTAAATTTGGATTAAGTAATAATTTGGTGTTAGTTACAATTCCTTCAGTTTCTATGTTTTTTGGTATTTCTAATAAATTAAGTAGATTAGAATCTGTTGCATATATAACACCCCCAACTTTCAATCCTTCTGGTAATGAAGTTATTTTTGTATTATCTAAATTCAAATCCCCCCTAACTTTCAAGCCTTTTGGTAAGGATTTTATATTTGAAAATGCTAAAGATAAACCACCTCCAACTTCCAATCCTTCTGGTAAAAATTCTATTTCTGTTGCTCCTAAATTTAAATATCCCCCAACTTTCAATCCTTTTGGTAATTGTGTTATTGTTGAATGTGTCAAATCCAAATTACCTTTATGATTTAACTCTTCTTTTGTTAATGGTTCCTGAACCACAAGTTTCCATAAGAAAGAACCTTTAATTGTTGGTGCTTTTTTTTCTTGATTTTCAATAAAATCAATTATTTTTCTTATTGTTTCTTTTTTCATTTTAAATAACTATCAAGTTTATTCATTAACTTTAATATATTATTTGATGGGTCAATTTTCTTTTCTTCTTCCAATTTCTCATCATACTTATGTCTATCTTCCTTATTTGAGAACAAGTATGCCCCAGGCGTTGATGGTGATGAAACCAAATCAAAACAAATCAATTCAAAATCATCTTGAACCTCATTTTTCTCCCCAACTTTTTTAAGTGATCCAACCCCCCTAGAACTAATTCCTAGGCTTACTCCTTGCCTCATTAGATTTGCAGCAACATCACCCTTGGTTGATACAATACCCCTCTCGTGGAAGCCAGGTGAGGTTAATAGCAATAATTTACCCATTAGTATATTGCTGTCCCACCAAATATCTGTTATTAAGTGAGCAACTCTATCTAAATCAATTAAGGATGATTCGGGGTGATTTAAT